CTCCACAAACGCACAAGGTTGGATACGTCCGCTATCGCCAACATGAAGCGTATGCTGGAGAAATCAGGCCAGACGTTCAACAACGGAGTTCCGGTTCAGGTTGAAGTCGCATCGGGGTTTATCATCGAGTGTGCCACGATTAATAGCGCGGCAACCGCTATTATTGCTGGTATCGCGACCGAACCTGCAAACAACCTAACTACGAGTGGGACAGCCAAAACTTTGACTACGGGGTTCAAGGTTAACAACCAATCAAGTGCCGTAGTCATTCCAATCGGCGCCCCGATTAATGACGGAACCCTCGGGATGGTTCTTGCAACCGAATCGATGGAGTTTATCGGTACTTATGGCGATTCTGCAACCGCCGCGAACGCAACCCTGGCCCAAGTTCAGGTGGGCGCCATTCGTGGTCTCACCAAAGACGCCGGGAACGGTTTCTGGTACGTCGACAACAACATCACTACTACCGCAGGTGGTGCGTGTGTAGAAATCGTCGAGCTCGTAGATCCGGTCGGTACTTTGAACGGTAAAGTAATCTTCAAAGTAACCAAAGCCGCACAACAACTGAGCACATAAGGAGACAGCATGCCAGCAACACGTGGTGGATTTTCGCAGTTATTGGCTCCCGGGTTGTACTCGGTTATCTACGAAGATCTCGAGATGCATCCTGAGGAGTACACACAGTTCTTCAACGTTTACTCTTCTTCAAAGGCTTACGAAGAAGACCAACTCTACGCCGGTCTTGGTTCTGTACCGGGCAAACCTGAAGGTGAGCCGATTAAATTCGATGAACCTATGCAGGGTGGTTCGGTGAGATATCAGCACGCCGGGTTTGGCTTGGGCTTCCAAGTCACCCGAGAGATGTGGGATGATGACCAGTACGGACTAATGAAGAAGGTTTCGGGGGACTTCGGTGGTTCTATTCGCCAGACGGTTGAATCGGGGGCTGCCGCGGTTCTAAACAACTCCTTCACGTCTGTAAAGACCATCGATGGTGGAACCTTTATCGGTTCCCACAATCTGATGGGTGGAGGCACTTACTCTAACGCGTCAGCCACGAACGTCGCGTTCGGAGTTACAGGCCTCCAAGAACTCATCCTCATCTTCGAGAAGATGGTCAACGAACGTGGGTTGATCAAACGGATGGTGCCGGAGAGCATTCTCATTCCAGTCGACCTCCAGTTCAAAGCCCAGGAGGTTCTCCACTCCTCCTACAAACCTTACACCGGTACTAACGAGGTGAACTCAGTCCAGGGGCGTGTTGCTCCAATGACCGACCACTACCTTACATCAACCACAGCCTGGTGGATGTTGGCTCGGAAGAGCGGCCACACCCTCAAAGCATTCTGGAGAACTCAACCGGAGTTTGACAGTCAGGATGATTTTGCAACCAAGTCTGCAGCCTTCAGTGTTTGGTTCCGAGAAGTCTTCGGCGTCACCTACTGGCACGGGGTTGCCGGTAGCCCAGGACAATAGGAGGGAACTATGGCAAACATTCAAAAGTTCGCTGACACCATCTTTGACGTTCCTTCTGCAACCGGTTCATTGCAGGGCGGAAGGCTTATGTCTTCCGCTCCACACAACGACGGGATGATGATTCTTGGAACGGGTAACCTTGACGTTTCCAATTCAGGAGCTGGTGCGGTAGCCAAAACTCGTATTGCAACAGGCGATTGGGCTATCACAGTTGCTGCAGGAGCTGGGAACGTCTTTGCTCGTGCAACCTTGGATGAGATTCTTCGTACAGGGGAAACTTACATCAACGATTTATTTGGGCAGGATGGGAAGGTAGCTGCACCTGATAAGGGTGTAGCGGTGTTAGATATCTTTGCTATCTACTCGATCTCAGTCGCAGATGCAACTTCAGCCACACTCCGGTTGGGTAAAACGGTGTATTCCAAAACTGCTGGTGGAGCGATCTTCGTCCAAACGGATCTACTAGCGGCAGCGAATGTGCAAAAAACCCAAACCCCAGCTGCTAACCAATATGTGTATTCGGTTTTACCTGTACAAACTCAGTCATCAGGCACCCCTTTAATCTTCCACAAAGACGATCTAGGGTTGATTGAGATTGAGTTAGCGTTGGTAATCCCAGGTACAACAACTCTCCGTATCGCAGCAATCGGAGCTCATTGTGCTTTCAACCGTAACTAAGGGGGAGAGATGGCAAATCAACTCGCGCAATCTCCGGCGGTTATTGATACACCCGGAGCAACTATCTTCTTCCCAAAAGGTTGTAAAGTCAAACATATGGAGTGGACCAACTATTTAGCTGGCGCCACCCTTGTTGTAAACAACGGGTTGGGGAATCTCATCTGGTCCCCAACCGCCGCAAATGATTTGTCAGAAGTCCGAACGGCAGCAATCGGATGGATAGATACGGGTTTTCAAGTCCCAACACTCAGTTCTGGAAAGTTATTGGTGTTCTTCGAATGAGAAAACTAATGGTTGTTCTTCTCTTGGTGAGTGCGGCCGCTTTTGGCCAAACCAAAACCACGGTGACGGGGGTAGTGCAAGATGCGTCAGGGAATCTTGCGACCTCTGGTACCGTGGTGTTTAACCTTTCCCCACAGAACAGTGGGATTATCTACTTCGTTACCGGGACAGGGATCATCGCTCCCCAAACAGGTACATGTGGCATTGACGGTTCAGGAAACATCAAAAACCTCGCTTTGTCTGGAGCCTGTCAGGTTTGGGGGACGGATTTGATCCAGCCTGCTAATCTCACCTACCAAGTAGCATTCTTCCCTAATGGGGTAGGGAGTCCTACAAACACTGTCGCACAACAGTGCATTACAGGCACGACGTATGATCTTTCTAACCCGAAATTCTGTCCGGTGATAAAGCCCACTCCTCAGGGAGCGACGGTGATAACCTCACCAATTCAGAACAACTTAATTCCTGCGGCCGATGCGGTGTTTAACTTAGGGTCGGCCTCGTTGAGGTATGGGAATATTTTTGCTGCCAATGGCACCTTCACCAACAGTATTATAGCACCAAACCTCCCAGCAGGAACGGTAAACACAGGTACTGGAACGACCAACACCATCCCTAAGTTTACTAACGGCGCAACAGGAGTGTTGGGTAATTCAAGTCTTACCGACAACGGCACTAACGTCAACACTCCAGAGATCTTCTCAGCAGCCAGTTACGCCAACAATCTTGGTGCATTTGCACCAACAACCTCAGCTCAAATGCGGAGTGTGGTAAACGACGAATCAGGAACTGGTGTGTTGTTGTTCGCAAATGGCAATATAGGAGCAGCCACAGGCTCAACCTTAGCTCTAACTACGGGGCTGATTCAAGGTAGTATTGTTTCTCGAACTAGAGATTGCAGGGTAGATAATATCACGTTAGACCTAACAGGAACAACTGACGCATCAGCAACTATCAACACTTGTATAGCTAATGCAAAATCTAACGGGCAGAATATTATTATCCTCCCTTGTGGAAATCTTTTAATCAACACTACACTCAACGCAACCAACTTCCCTGGTGTAAGAATTACTGGCTGTGGGTTCCAGCCCAACATTTCTACTGGCCCTCTAGCAGGTACGAAAGAGACAAACTTATTGTGTAACACCGGCAGTACTACATGGTGTTTAGAGTCTGAAGGTAGTTCAGGGTTTGAGATAGACCATCTAGCAATGACATACTGCTGCTCTGCAGGGTATCCGATTCTTACTAACCCCTCTCGTGGTGGTATTCTTCAGGGTCGCGACAATGCTGGTGGGGGAGGAGCAGCCAACCCATTCTGCTATCAGGAGCAATACCACATTCATGATATATACATTACCGATAATGGCGGAGCTAACACTACTTTCAATAGTAGCCGTGGGCAAGTTGGTATATATAACGTTAGTGCGGAGGATGGCTTTTATGATAACTATCAGATTCTTTCAAGTACACCAATGGTGTTTAGTCAGATCGATATATTAGGGGGAGGAGCAGTTTACCAAACGTTACAAACTGGATGCCCAGCTTCTATGGTTGATGCTGTACTCACCAAGCCCACATTAGCAGGGTCCACAGTTACTCTACCTCTGATTGAGGCGAACATCACTAATACGTTTACTATTGACGGCATACTTGGTAATGGAGGAGCAGGACTTATCAAGTTTGAGAACCTAAGTGGTGGAGCTGTAACAGCTGATTGGGATGTGCATGGTGCGTATGAGAATGCATCCGCAGATATCATATCCACTTCTGTTAGTTTAGACAACATGCATCTTAACATTCAAGTATCAACTCCAGCTCCAGGTTTTGATATTAAGGTATTAGCCAATAACCTCACCCTCTCGAATAGCCAGTTCAACTTTGGTCACTTAGCAGGGATTAGTCCAGACGTTTTTATCAACAACGCTTTTACCGGTACTGTTATTAATGGCAGTATTATGATGGTTGGTGGAACGACTAGTGCTTCGAATACTACAGTTAACAATTCTACGGTATATGCGCCACTGATCACTGATGCGAATATCACCTTTGCCGCTGCCTCGAATTATGAATATATGGGGTCGTCCGGAATCATCACACACGGTCAGAGGAAGTTCGCCATAGGCACGGTTGCGGCTCCTGGTATTTCATTTAACACTGCGTCTTTCCCCGGAACCACTGGTTTTTATATGAGCGCATCGCATAACTGGCTTCAGGCTTCATTTGGAGGCACTGCCAACATCGTTCTGAATAATAGTTTTATAGGGTTCCCTACAGCATTGGTAGGCTGCTGGTTCAACTCTACCGATCCTGACGCGGGATCGTGCGATACGGGCATTTCAAGAGATGCAACCGCTAATATTATTGATGTTGGTAACGGTACTACAGGTAATACAACTGGTATGGTTAAAGCTGCCGCGTTTATCTCAGGTGGTACAGCAGCTACTATTACAGGTACTGGAGCGTGTGCTACTCTATCCACCCAAACGGGTGGGGCAACAGTCGGTCGTATTACATGTACTGGCGTGACGGCAGCTAGTACTTTGATTATCACCCCCGGTAAGACCGCACCCAATGGTTGGGTATGTATGGTGCAGGACCAGACAACACGTGCTAATGCTTTACAGCAAACGTCAACGACAACAACAGCTTGTACTTTAACTGCTACCTCAGTCACACAAAATGATGTTATGGTATTTAGTGCTACAGCATTCTAATAGGTTTTATGTCCACCGGTAAAGCACAATTCGTTGAGAAAGGGAGGTGTGAGAGATGCTGGAGGATGTTTCCTATCTCGTTGTTACAAAAACAGGAAGGGCATCTGAGGTGTATTATCTCCTGTACCGACGATCTCTCCTCAACCCGTGAACGGCGCCAACGAATCATCTCCGATAAACTTTCGTCTGGGAGAGAGGGTTCCTCAGACAAACCTGAGATCTTTTCCAACCCCGGAGAAATGAGTTTCGAATGAGTATCTTTCACAGTGATGATGTAAAAAGGTTCGACGAGATATTATCTGCGTTAC